ATTATGAAAAATATACAGATTTAATTGTAAACAATGGAGAGCCAGGTTTTATTTGGCTTGATGTTGCTCGTAACTATGGTCGTCTTGCAGATCCAGCGGATGGAAAAGACTATCGTGTTATGGGCTTTAATCCTTGTGCGGAGCAGCCATTAGAATCATACGAACTTTGTACACTTGTAGAAGTGCACTTAAACCGTCATGATTCCAAGGAGGACTTCCTCAAGACATTAAAGTTTGCTTACCTTTATGGTAAGACTGTAACTCTTCTTCCAACACATTGGCAGCAAACAAACGGTATTATGCAACGCAACCGTCGTATTGGTACATCTCTTACTGGTATTGCATCATTTGCAGATCAAAATGGATTACCAATTGTTCGTGAATGGATGGACGAAGGTTATAACAAGATACGTTATTATGATAAAAAATATTCAGAGTGGTTGTGTGTTCGTGAATCAATTCGTGTAACAACTGTTAAGCCATCTGGATCAGTTTCAATTCTTTCTGGTGCAACCCCTGGGGTTCACTGGGGACCTGGAGGAAACTTCTTCCTTCGTGCTATTCGTTTTGGAAACACAGATCCAATGCTTCATTTGTTTAAAGCAGCAGGGTATAAAATTGAAGACGATCTAGTATCAGCAAACACATCAGTAGTTTATTTCCCAGTTAAATCAGGTCATCCAAGATCTGAAAAGGATGTAACCCTGTTTGAAAAGATAAACCTTGCTGCAACAGCTCAAAAGTATTGGTCTGACAATGGAGTATCTGTAACTCTATCCTTTGATAAGGAGACAGAGTCAAAGCATGTTCCAACAGTTTTGCATATGTACGAGGGACAACTAAAGGCAGTATCATTCCTTCCAATGGGAAATCATACTTATCCACAACAGCCATATACTCAGATCACAGAAGAAGAATATGATTACTATGTTGGTCGTATCGGTCATATTGATTTCTCTGCTATTTATGACGGGGTAGATAATCTTGAGGCACTTGGCGAAAGCTATTGCACTACAGACTACTGTGAGATTAAAATTAAATAGGTCTTCTGTGGTAAAATAGGTTAGGAGAACTATGACTAACCCATCTAACTTATATGCTGAAAAGATTTTTGCGGAACATCCATTGGCTTTGTGGGCACTGGATGATAAGGTTGACTATATATCTTTAATCACTGAGTCTCAAAGAAATCTATCAAACTGGACAATAACTAATGGGTCTTCAGAGTCATTCACCTTTGATTATCCAGTGTTTGATCAGCCCTTTCCAGAAAGTTATATTGGTTTATTTTCTGCCGATGTACCCTCTAACCCTATAGAGCAAATAGTTGCAATAAGCGATGACATCTTAAACTTTAACGACTTCAGCTCTGAACTGTCAACATTTTCTGTAGGAGCTTGCTTATATTCTTTAAGTCCATATATTAATAGCGTTGAAATTGGATATGAGTATTACGATACAACAACCTCTTCTACTGTACAACACTTAAAAAGTTTTGACATATCGTTAACAGATCAGTGGTTTTTTATTTCTGAAACCTTTGGTATTCTTCCAGAAAGCGCAACAGTTAGAATTGTTGTTAAAATAAACTATTTGTCTGGATCGTTATCTGCAGAAGACTACTTGTTTTTAATTAATGGAATTTCTTTGGGTCAATGGAGTGAAGAGTTTCAGTCGTATTCTTTAGGAATCAACCCTCAAACCTTGCCTGCTGGAATTTTTTCATCTACAACAAAAGGAATTAAAGCATATTCTTATGGATTAGAAGAAGAGTTTGGATACTACTTAACTGAGAATGAAACACTTTTATCTAAAAATTCAGGACTGCCAATTGTTTATGGATCTTCTAATGTTACGGCCTTATCGCCAAGTTCTAATGGTATGCCATCTTTAATAATTCCAGGCAAAGGCTTTTTAAATAAAATTGGTCAATACAAAGACTATACTTTTGAGATGTGGTTAAAAGTAGCCGTAGACTCTACAGAACCTAAAAAAATATTTGGAAATCTTAGGGGAGACAACGGTCTATGGGTTGATGGTTCTTTCCTTATCCTTAAAATAGGATCAAGTCTTGGGTCTTATTTTGTTGGCGAGTGGGACAGGCCCATGCTAATCCACATAACTGTTTCAGAGAATAACTCTTCTTTATTGGTTAATGGAGAAGAAGTAATCTCTCTAACTTATCTAAGCACAGATCTAGAATTTCCAGAAATTTATTCCGACACCCTAAGTAATGACTGGCTTGGCTTTTGGTCTTATGACGACGTCTATCCTTTTCAAATTGATTGTGTTGCAATTTATCCTTACAGAGTTTCTTCTATTGTTGCAACAAGAAGGTTTGTATATGGACAAGGAGTTGAGTTTCCAGAAGGGATAAATCAGTCTTATAGCGGAACGTCTGTTTTTATTGACTATCCTTTTGCAGACTATACAAACAACTACTCTTATCCTAATATGGCTAGTTGGAATCAAGGATCTGTTGATAACCTTACAACTAATAATGGAATTTTATCAACCCCAGAATACTTCCTGCCAGACATTGTTGTAAGTAATAAGACTGATCAAGATTTTTATTCAGATAATGCGTCTAGTCAAAATGAATCTGACCTATTCTTTTCTTTATATCCTGGAGGTCTAGATTCTTGGGACTACTCAGAAGGATATCTTTTATTTAATAATTTAAGTTTTTTACAAGAAGAAATTAAATGTTTCTATGGAATATTTAAATCTAAGTCTCCAGCAATTAATGAAATTCTTATTTACATTGACTCAGCAGACTCAAATGACTATTTTGAAATTTCTTTAAATGGCAGTGTAATTTCTTATAAGTTGAATTATAATGGAATCTTAGAAACAGTATATCAATCGTATGGATATTCAACGGGAGAAACATTTGTTTCTGGAATTCATATAGACTCCTTTGTAAGTCATTTTGGTGGAAACGTAGCCTCATTTTTTGGTAATCGTGGGAGTTTAAGACCTTATGTCGGTGGCAAAAAAGAACTAGAGAATACTTTTAAAGGAAATATCTATAATGTAGGATTCTCTAATAATAAAAACTATCAGCAAATTAAAGATTTTTTTAACGACATTGGCGTTCCAGTAAACTATGAGAATGTTTTTAATTTATACGGTAGCCTTGTAGACTATGATGCTGGAGAAACTTACTTTGGCAATCAGGCGTCTTATTGGCAGTTTTTATTAAACGGAGGGACTCCTTCAGGGTTTTCAACTTATATGCTTATTAACCATACAGCAAGCTACACCCTGTCTCCAGTATTATACTTTGGCGAATATAGTTTAGATATTGATATTAATGGTTCCTGGAAAGACTATCTTCCACTTTCTTATTTTGCTCAATACGTAAAGAATGCAAAAGACGATTTTTATTACGATTTAGATTTTTTGCAATTTAATATTAACTACCCAGAACCTTCAAAGTTTGTTGAAGATCAATCTTCTGGCACTTGGACATATCAAGAACTTAAAGAGCAATACGCAATTCCTGTACAAAGAACATATGAGTCACTAGATAATCAACTTTATACAGGGTACAACGATTATTCAGATTTGCAAAACAAGTCAATAAAAAACTATAAGTATGACACCTCTACATCAATGGTAAAGACCCATATATCATTTGAGTACTTATCTTCTGGAGCCAATGCAATAGATGAATTTTTTACCTATGCTGAGCTAGCTCCTAAAGAAGGAGTTATTGAACCAGGGACCAATTGGATAAACACAAAGTATGAAGTAGTTAATAATACAATCTTGTATCCTCCAAAAACTTCAGACATTTTAGATATTGCTGTAGTAACGCATGTTGACTTTACTGTTAAATCCTCTTTAAAGAAAAGGGTTAATATTAAAAGTTTACAACTTTGCTCTCAAGCCTTTAATGATGTTTCTCCAAATCCTATTGGTACAAGATTTGGAACTTCTATTTATCCATACAAAAAGACAGGGATTTACTATGACTATAAAAGTCCAAACCCTTTTACCATATACAAAGGAAGCTCTCCATATTTATACACAACAAGGCATAGCGGTATAGAGTTAAAAGGAACTTATGACCCAATAGTTAATCGTGGAGTATCAATTCCAATAAATCAAAACGCAGTAAGCTCGTTTAAGGTTATTGCAATTCAGGCAGCAATTAGATATACTCAAGACTTTTTCCCTTTTGCAGCAACAGAAATATTTGAGATTGAGTCACGGGATAAGGTAATTAAAATTTATATGGTCGCCAATGATCCACAGGGTAGAAGAGCAAAACTCTATGCTGTTGATTCCTACAGTGGACAGATTTCAAATGATATTGGATTTTACTGGAATGGTAAGGTTGTTAAAGAGCCTATAATTACCACCAAGGATTGGGGCTTCTTAGGTCTTTCATTTATTAATGCTCTTAATTTTTCAAATATTGTGGGATCAATTAAAATAACTGGACCAATTTTAACTAATACTATTTCTTATTATCAATCAACAAATTTACAAGAAAAGCAAAAGGTAGTAAATAGGCCATGGTTTAAAGTCAAGACAGATATATCTACTGAGCTTGACTGGAATTACTGGGATTCACCAAGCGTAACTTGGAATAATGTTTTGATTCTTGCCTCTAGCAGTTATTATGGGGTAGATCCATCAATTATTTATAAGATTTACACAGGAACCAACAAGATCATTGTGGGAGACGGTCCAGATAAGATTTTAAAGTTTGGGTCTTACCAATATCTATTCTATCAAGATGTTTTATGGACAAGCAACACAGAGAATGCTATCTAATATGGTATACTTATGGTTATGAATATTGAAAATCAAAAGAAAAAGCGTAAACCAGCCCCTAAGATGAAGGGACAAGTTGGTGAGTCCAAGGTAAAAGTTATTGAAAAGCATTACGATTGGGGCTTGTATGTCTACAAAAAGGCTAGCGGTAAATGGTTTACAGACGGAAATGGCTCAGTTCTAAACATCCCCTCAATGAAGGGTGACCTTTCTAAAATTTCTGAACTCAAAACAGCAGCAAAGCATTATGGTGATGAAGGAGATGGAACGTGTGTATTTGTTCCAGGACTTACTAGAATTTCAGAAGAAGAGTATTCTGAGCAAAAGCAAAGAATGTCAGAAGGCTTAATTCCTTCTTTAAACGATCTTGGTGCAGTCCAGGCAGCAAAAGATACAATTGCAAAATATGGAAGTGATGACTAATGTCAGATACAAACGATTATGTGATTGGTGCAAGAATTGATAAGGCAATTGCAGCCGACGACACATTTGAAAAACAAGATCCATTTAATAAATCTTGGGATGATTTAAAAAACCTTAGCGGTTTAGATAATAACTTTAAACGTCGAAGCTCTCGTGTAGTCAAATCATTAGAGACAGATTTATCTAAAGTTGACGCATCACAAGGATATATTGATGCAGCTCGTGCTGTTAGCTCTGGTATTAACGGGGCACAATCAAAAGAGATAAATCCTGGATTAATTTATCGCAATGGATACGGACTATTTGATGTAATTACTCCACCTTGGAATATGTATGAGCTTGCTAATTTTTATGATACTTCATTTGCCAATCATGCTGCTATAGACGCAAAGGTAGAAAATATAGTTGGTCTAGGATATGACTTTGAAGTATCCCCAAGAACAATGTTAAAGCTTGAGTCTTCTTCAGATGCAGCCTCAATAGATCGTGCAAGAAAACGAATTGAAAGAGCAAAGATTGAAGTTAGAGACTGGTTAGAAAGTCTAAATAGCGATGACTCTTTTACAACATCTATGGAAAAGGTTGAGACAGATCTACAAGCAACGGGTAATGGTTACCTTGAAGTCGGCAGAACCGTAAAAGGAGAAATTGGCTACATTGGTCACATTCCTTCTACAACGGTTCGAGTTCGCAGACTGCGTGATGGTTTTGTTCAGGTAATTGCAAACAAGGTTGTCTACTTCCGTAACTTTGGAGCAACAAATCCAAACCCATTAGGCACTGACGCTAGACCAAATGAGATTATTCACTTTAAACAATACTCACCGCTAAACACTTTTTATGGTGTTCCAGATATTATTTCGGCTATCAATTCTTTATATGGTGATAGCCTTGCTTCTCAATACAACATTGACTACTTCCAAAACAAAGCTGTTCCAAGATATGTCGTGACTCTAAAAGGTGCAAAGCTTTCCTCAGATGCAGAAGACAAAATGTTTAGATTCCTTCAAACTGGGCTTAAGGGTCAATCACATAGAACCCTTTACATTCCACTTCCAGGAGATTCAGAAACCAACAAGGTTGAGTTCAAAATGG